GGAGTATTGCTACTCCCCTAGAGCGTGTTTCACGTTCAACCCTCATGAGAGAAATGGTGATTTATGCCCACACGAATTCGGAATACTGAAGCTGTCATTGGGGGTTCTTATACCCGTACTGCCAGCGGCATTATTACTTATGTCTCTAAAAGAGTCATGAGTTCCGAATGTCGTGATGTCATAAAAGAGGGAGATAACGCTCCGTTTGTCGTGGAACGTTATGCTATCTCTGGTGGCACGATATCCGGTCAAGAGCCTAACAGTGGAGTTGTATGGAACAACTGTCCTGCTTCAGCTCTTGACACGGCATCTAATCGTGGTCACATCTCCATTAGCCTGCCAATCAACTCTTTCTATGTGCCTCAGCTTCTGAAGCGCACGAATCCTAGTCGACCTAGTGTCGATCTAGGTGTTGCATTGGTAGAGTTGCGCGAGTTACCTCGCACAATCAAAGACCTAGGCGATCTTAGATGGTCTAAGCTCCAAGAGTTTCTCAAGGAGAATAAAACCACCTATCGCCGCCTCAAAAAGGTGGCGAAAGTGAACCTTCTGGTTCAATTTGGATTAATGCCTCTGTTCTCTGATCTTGAGAAACTTTGCATATTCCAGAAGTACGTTGATCAACGTATGAAGGAAATTGCTAAGCTCAAGACTCGTGGGCTTCGCAGAACCATCGAGCTGGGTCGTGAAAGTGACACTCAAAGTGACACTTACACTCTCCAATCTAATCGTCTTTTCTTAACTGGAAAGAGGACTAGAGTTACTAGCGTTACTATCAGAGGTCACATACGTTGGTATGTAACTGATGGTTTTAACCAGTACACCGATGAACAACTTCGTAGGAGAGTTATCCGCATAGTGTCAGGAGAGGTCGTTGACTTCTCAACAGTATGGGAGACTCTTCCATGGTCATGGTTGCTTGATTGGTTTACGAATCTTGGCGATCAAGTCGCTTCGAGACGTAACCTCCTCAACGCTCACCATGATACACCACGTATCATGAGATATACGAAGACTGTTACGCAGACCACTTGTAATCCACCTCCAGGCATTAGCTTTAAAACTATTGACTCTGTTGTGGAACACAAGACAAGGTCTCTTTCTGCTGCTCTCACCTCCGCTCAGCTGCCTATCCTTTCGGCTAAGCAGTTGTCCATACTTGGTTCGTTGTCTATCTCGCGGCGATGAGCCGAGATTTAGATACCGACCTTGTATAGGAGTAGAACTATGTTCGCTGATACCATTTCTATTACCGTTAACGCTGTGGCGAAAGTTCTCAATAGGATTAACCAAGATGGTTACTCCAGTGAGTACTTCCTTCGGGAAACCGATGGGGAGTTTCGCCTTCGCCTCCGAAATACATCGTACGTGGATAAGACACGCGGATCAACTAAAATTGATCGGCATAATGTCGAATTCACGCATACGGTATATCCGGTCGCGCCCGCAACCCTCTCAACTGTACGCAAGAGCTACACTGTTTTTGAAAATCAACAGGGTGACTCTATCGTCTCAGCTGCGAAGTTTACTGCGGGGCAGATTGCTTTCCTTACGGAAGCCAACATCACCAAGATGTTGAACTGGGAATCTTAATTCCCTAGCAATATTAACGGTACCTCTTTCGAGGGGTAGCAGCGGCATGGACTCTTTAACCTTCCTAACTAGGAGGAAGAAGATGAAAAGCCACGCAAATAGTCTACTCAATGTCGCATTCGGACTTCTTGACGATGTCCGAATGGCATACCCTGAGTATACGGGGGTTGTTCGTGATAAAACACGGCTCACCCGTCTTGTTGAAACGAGAGGTCTAGGTGTTTTCACACTTGACCTACCGTCCAGGCTCGATACCTTAATTCAAGGTTTGGAGACTGGCCGCCTCGACTCGAAGGGTGTCGTAAGACACTCTAAGAGGTATCCAGTTCCACGACTATTCGGGGGACTGTATATGCGGATTTTCAACAAGGATTTATGTTTGATGCCGAATCCCGACGTCAATGCTATCTCCTTCCTTGTCCAATTATTTGGTCTTGGTAAGAAGACAGAGGTACCTTGCTCTAAGAAGCGGCTGCATGCAGCCGTAGAGGGGTACCACGATGTCGAGAGAGAACTTCACTCACCCACACTCAAGTGGGACTGTGACGTACTCGATCCTGATGGTAGGCTTTATGGCCTTCACCTTCACAACCTTATGGTTGATGATCTTCCACTTTTCGGAACCGACAAGTCCGAAGCAGATGGTAGAATCAAGGATCTACTCGAGCGATGCCAGCAAGTTGCTGACCTCGTCATCGAGCGGATTGGACAGTTCGAACCGTTCCTCTACAGTGAGAAACGGATTGAAAACGGACAATCCATCGGCGTTAGGCATGGACCTGGAG